ATATCATCGTTCCTGCTGCTCCTATCATTCACCTTGCTGTTGCTTTGTTATCCAGAGAGCGTGGTGAGACAGGCGGTACAAGCACACCAGAATACTTTGCAATTGCTGATAAGTTCTTGAGTGACGCTATTGCACTCGATGCTGCTAAACACCCTGAAGAGACTATCTGGAGCGCACCTTAATGGCACAACCGTTAACGCCGATAAACCTAGTATCTCCAGCTTTTAAGGGAATCAACACAGAAGATTCTCCTCTGGCTCAGGATACTGCGTTTGCTGAAATAGCAGACAACGCTGTCATTGATAAGCGCGGTCAGTTAGCAGCACGTAAGGGTGTATCTGTATTGACTACAGACGCTACTGCGTTAGGTAGCGACTACATCAGTCAGGTATTTTACTTTGAAGACAGTGCAGGTAACACTGAAGTATTCAGCGCAGGTAACAATAAGATATTTTCAGGAACTACAACACTTGTTGATGTTACCCCGGCTGCTTATACAATCACTGCTAACAACTGGAAGATCGTAAACTTTAACGATTCATGTTACTTCTTCCAGCGTGGACATGAACCGCTTGTGTACAGCAATACGCTCGGTGCAGTTACTCCTATGTCTTCTGTGCCTAGCGCATCGGTTACATCAGCGCAGTACGGAAACGAAGTGTTAGCTGCTTACGGACGTTTGTGGGTTACTGACAACTCAACTAACGCTACTGTTATCTATTGGTCTGATCTGTTAATTGGTTCAGACTTTAGCGGTGGCTCTAGTGGCTCTATTGACATTACTAAGGTGTGGCCTGAAGGCGCTGACAAGATCAAGGCGCTTGGCAACGTTCAATGACTTCCTCGTTATATTCGGTGAGCAGTCTATTGTTGTTTACTCAGGTGCGTCATCGCCAGCAAACATGGCATTAGCAGATACTGTAGCGGGTGTTGGTTGCGTCTGCCGTAACTCTGTGCAGAACATAGGTACTGACATACTGTTTATGTCGCAGTCAGGTTTGCGTGGGTTTACTCGTACTATCCAAGAAAAGTCAATGCCGTTGACTGACCTGAGCCGTAACATTAAGCAAGAGTTAATACAACAACTGTTGAATAGGACTGGCCCTACGCATTCTGTGTACAGCCCTGAGAACTACTTTTACTTGATTACGTTTTCTGACACAAACATAACGTACTGCTTTGACTTGCGTGGTCAACTTGAAAACGGATCGTATCGTGTTACTCGTTGGATTTCTTGTCCTTTTGTTTGTTACGACAGGAAGGATGACGGCACAGTTTACATAGGATCTGAGTACGGCATCGGTACGTATTTTGGTTACTCTGATAACAACTTGGCGTTTCCTTTTAGATATGCCAGCCCATCACTAACCTTTGGTGACTCGTCACGACTCAAGATCCTAAAGAAGTTACGCCCTGTGTTGATTAACGGTGCTGGCTATCGAGTAGGTATCAAGTGGTCTTATGACTTTGGCGAGGCAGTACGCACAGCATTTATTGATATTGACGCTCAGTACCCTGCGTACTTTAACGAAGGTGAGTTCAACGTTGCAGAGTTTACTAAGGGTACAGCATTGTCAAAAATTAACGTGAATACTACAGGTGACGGCTCTGTTGTTACCGTAGGTTTGGAAGCACAGATAAACGGACAGCCTTTGTCTATTCAAGAATTTAACGTATTAGCACTAATAGGGAAGACAGTATAATGAGTAACTACTCGATCACAACATTCTTTAATACTAAAGATGCTTTGCCTAGTGGAGACCCAGCAAAGATTATTAAAGGAGCTGAGTTCAACACAGAGTTCGTTAACATTTCTGCTGCGATCTCTAGTAAAGCTGACTTAGCATCACCTACGTTTACAGGCACGTTAACAGCGGCCACTGTAAATGTATCAGGTAACGCAACTATTACTGGTACGTTAGATGCCGGGACTATTGACGGAGGTACGTACTAATGGACGAGATTAACTGGGGTGATGTTCTTTCGGGCGCTGCTGGTTTATTTGGAAAGGTTGCTCCTGTAATTGGCGGAGGCTTAGCTGCTAAAACTGCTTACGATAGACTAGGCACAATAGGAGAGGCAGCTCAGCAAGGCGCTCAACAAATTGCTCAGCAAGGTTTACAGCAATCAGAGTTTAAACCATTTACTGTAACGTCTAGCACTGGCGGTATGTTTGCTGCTGACCCTAGCGGTAGTGTAACTATGGGGTTAGGCGGTCAAGAGCAAGCAATACAGAACGCTCTTATGGCGCAAGCTCAGCAAGGCATTGCTGGTGGCTTTACTGGCGATCCTATGCAACAAGCTGCTGCTCAACAAGCATACGGACTTGGCGGTCAGTTTATGGGTATGGCTGGTCAAGACCCTATGCAGCGTGAGCGTGACATCTACGGTAATATCCGTGCTATGCAGAGTCCTGAAGAGCAGCGTCAGCGCATGGCTCTTGAAGAGCGTCTGTTTAACCAAGGCCGTGGTGGTGTTTCTACTAATATGTACGGCGGCACACCTGAGCAGTTGGCTATGGCTAAGGCGCAAGCTGANNCACAAAACCAAGCGTCGTTAATGGCTATGCAACAAGCACAAGCAGAGCAGCGACAGCAAGCTGACATCGGCTCTACGTTTGCTGGTTTAGGTTCTACGTTAGGCGCTCGTGACCTTGCAGCACAACAAGCACAGCAGCAGTTAGCACTTGGCAATCTTGCAGGAGCATATGCACCACAGAATCAATTGTTAGCAGTTCAACAAGCGTCTCAGCTCTTTCCTCAGCTACAACAAAAAGGACAGCTTTACGGAGCAGGCTTGTTTGGCGAAGCTTCTATGGGCGGTCTTGAAGCGTTACTTGGCGCAGGTCTTGGTCAGGCTAACCTTATGGGTCAGTTAGGTACTGGTTTGTTAACAGGTTTGTCTACTCCAACAGATAGCTATGGCGGCTTGTCAGAGTTGTTTGGTGGCGCTGTCGATTTCGGTAAACAAATTTACGGTGGTTTATTTGGTAACAGCTCTGGCGATATAGGTGGAGGTTTAAACGTGAACAACAACCCATATTACACAGGGGATTTCTAAGATGGCTAAATTTGGACAAGCGTTTGTAAACCAATTAACAAATCCTAGTTATGGTCAAGGTATGTTTAATTTAGGGGCTACTATAGGATCTGCTCCGGCTATTGCTGCTGAGAAAGAACAAAAACAAAAAATGCTTCAGGAGTTTATGCAAGGCTCTCCTGTGCAGCAAGGACGTTTGTTGCAGCAAGAAGGAGTACGTACAGGTAATTTGCAGCTAGCTGCGCAAGGAAAACAGATTGAAGAAGGTGCGTTAAAAGAGGGCGTTAAACAAGGAATAGACGCTATTAAGGCACGCATGTTAAAACTTCCTGAGAGTGAGTTAGAGGCTGCCCAAGCAAACCTTGAAAAATATGTTGCGTCAGTTGGCGGCAATGTTTTAGAGGTATCTAATGTAGCTACTGAAATTAAAGAGTTGCGGCGGCAACAAGAGATAGATAATTTTACATTCGAACAAAAGAAAAAGGAAAGGGACGAGCAAATAGTAATTGATACGTTTTTTTCTGTGCCTGTGGAAAACAGAGAAAAGTTTTTAGAGGGAGCTGCTAACAAAGGTTTTGGAGATATTGCAGCAAAGCTTGAGCAAAGGGAACTTGAGCGTCAAGTAGAACAAAGTAAATTACAGTCTGCTCTGACGGATAGAACAAAGCCAGTTGACGTAAAAAGTTTTGAATCAAGGATACAAGCTTTACCTGAAAGCAAAACAAAAGCTGATTTGTTAGCACGTGTTGCCGAAATTAAAGGAAGAATTCCAGACTTTGAAAAAGGCAAAACGTTTAATCCGGGAGAAAGAAACACATTGTTAAAAGAACTGGACGCAATAAATAATGATATAGCAAGATTTGCGTCGGGTCAAGACCAAGCACAGTTAATTTCTGAGCGTCAGCTTGATAACGATATACGAACCATGAGATCAAGAGCTGCTAACTATAAGCCAACAAATGCCGAAATAGAGGCTGAAGCAAGAAAGCTAAAGAAAGATGAGGGTTCTTGGAGTAGCTATAAAAGTTTTGAATCTGAGGCAAGAGAAAGTTTAATTCAAGAAAGAAAAGATCAAACTGAAGCAATTATTAAAGACATGCAGCAAGGCGTCTCTGTAAAAACTGAATCGTTTACAGAAGAGCAAGAAACGTTAATATCCGATAACATGAAAGAATATGGTCGTAGCAAAGAAGAAACAATAAAAGCTTTAACCGCTAAAGGAATGTTGAAATGAGCATGGTTGTTCCTAACTTGTTTGACGAAGAGCCTAAAGGAAGCATGGTTGTTCCTAACTTGTTTGACGAAGAGCCTAAAAAAAGCATGGTTGTTCCTAACCTGTTTGACGCTGAAAATACTTTTTCTGAAGACGTGCAAGGCGCTGGTCAAAAACTTCTTGATGGTTTAACTTTTGGTTTTGGTGACGAAATTGCCGCCGGTCTTCGCGTAGGGACGGATGAACTTGTTCGTATGTTTGACGAGTCTATTGTTCCTACAGGATCTGCGCAAGAAAGGTATAGTCGTTACTTAAATCAAGGCAGACAAGCCGAAGAAAACTTTTCAAAAGATAACCCTATTGTTTCTGCTGTACTTGAAATAGGCGCAGGTATAACTACGGGTGTAGGTGTTGGGCGTTTAGCAGGAATTGGAGCTACCCGTTTAGGTAATGTTGGTCGTCAAGGTTTGGCATCTGCTGCTGACGTAACTGTCTATCAAATAGGCGAAGCAGAAGGTTCGTTTACGGATCGTGTATCTCAAGTAGATCCTGTAACTACTGTGTTAGGTGCGACTATTGGAGGAATTGCTGGTGCTTTTTTAAGGGGAGCTGCTGAAGTTCCAACAACAAAAGAAATAAAGAACAGAGCATCTTCTAAAGTACGTGAAAGTTTTAGTGCTTCTAACGTTGGTGTGCAGCGCGGCGAAATGGCTATAGGAGAGGGCGTTCAAGAGTCTGCGTTATCTCGAAGCTTGGATAATTTAAAAGCAACTGAAGAGTCTCTTTTAATTCGTGTTAAAGATTGGGCTTCTAGGAACATTAACGAAAGAACATCTCTAAAGATTGTAAACGCTGACGGGCAAACAATGCAAGTTATTGGCCGTACAATGCAAAATTTAGACACTTCAGCAGGAAAAAAAGGTTCGTTAGCTAAACTTGATAAGTGGTTTGAAGAGTCAGCGGCTGGTCAGCAAGCTAAAAAATACTTAGCAGATACAGGAAAAACAGGAAAGTATGGTGTTGTTTCTGACGTTAAGACAAGAGAAGCCAATTTTAAAACCGCAGAAAATCTTTTAAGGAACGCTCCCGCAGACGTTCAAAAAACATTTTATGCTCTTAACGATGAACTTCGTTTGTTAAAAGACTTAGATCCGGGCAACAAAGCTACTGGAGATTTTTGGCCGTTTCGTCTAAAGCCCGGCGCATCGGAGGCAACAGTAACAGGCAACTACGAAAGTCCTGTTGCTTCTGTGCTTGCTTACATGGAAGATGTACGTGTTGCAGAAGTTTTAGCTAAGAACTTTGACGTTCCGCCTACTGCTACAAAAGGATTAAAGAACGTAAACGAGCTTAGGCAGATTGCGTTAAACCTAGAGAAAAAGGGAAAGTCTGAAGAGTTTATTACGGGGGTTATTGAAAAGCAACTTGCTAGAAACTCTCAGTCAAACACTGATAGGGTTATTGACGCTATTATTAAAAAATCAGACGATCTTTCTCCAGAGCAACAAGCAAATTTAAAAGAGATATTAGGTACAACGTTTGTTGCAGGACGCAAAAGCGCAAATGAAATAACAAACACATTACGTGTTGCCGTTTCTACATCGCAACTTGCTCGCCTTTCTGGAACGATATTAAACTTATCTGAACTAGGCGTTGCTGCTACTAACTTTGGTCTTGTCAACGCACTTAAAAGTTTGCCGCAGTCTGTGCGTTCTGCTTTGTTAACGAACGGCGATGAAATCATTGACGACTTTGGCAACAGTCTTCGCCTTGCTGACTTGGGTGTTGTTAACCAGTTTATGGGAGAAATTAAACAGGGTAAGGGATGGGCTGATAAGTACGCAGACAAATTGTTTACATTTTCTGGTGTTAAAGCAATAAACAGATTAGGTCAAGAGGTTGCTGTTAACGCTGCACTTAAACAAGCCCAAGCATTGGCTAAGCGCGGTAAACTTTCTGAGCTTAAAGCCTCTAAAGGAATGCTTCCTTCTGAAATTAAAGCACTTACTAAACAACTCGAAGAAGGAAACATAAGGCATCCTGACGTTAAAGATTTTGTTTTCCGTCAGCTTACTGATGTTGCTCCTGTATCGCGTACTTCTATGCCTAAAATGTATAACGATCATCCAGACGGTCGTGTGTTCTACAGCATGTTATCGTTTATGGTTCAGCAGCATAACTTGCTTAGAGAAAACGTAGGGACAAACTTAATTAAAGCCTACAAAAAAGGTTTAAACTCTAAAGAAGGTCGTAAGCATTTTAAAGACGCTGCTAGTTATGGACTGCGCTATACGGTTTTGACAGCAGGACTTGCTGGATTCTTTGATGACGGTAGAAAAATTCTTAGAGGAGACGAAGGAGTTGAATATGATCCTTTGTCTTCAACTGCAAATCAATTAGCGCAGTTTGCTACTATGGGCATAGTGCAGCCTAAAGCAGAACAGTGGGGCGGCAGTACAGTAAGTCTGCTTAACCCACCCCAGCTCTCCATGCTAGAAGACGTAGGATCTCTTGCCGTTAAAGCGGTAACTGGAGAGGCTGAGGGGGAGGACGTTGCTAAGGTAACACAAAGATGGCTCCCCGGCGTGAGTAACCTAGATGATTTTCTACGTTACTTCAACGACGGAGAGCGTTTACTTACTGATTAGATCTCGCAAGCGCCTCCTACGCAAGCCAGTGTCTGAGCACCTTCTGTTTTATCTTCGTGCTCTACGATGTCCCAGTCGATAACCTTGGGTATGTCCTTCACTAGCTTGTTGTAGGTGGCCTTGTCTATCTCCTCATACGGTGCTTGTTGATAGGTGTGTTCTGAGTACGGCAAGAAGCTGATCCCGGACACGTCATCGAAGTTGTTATACAACCACTGTCCTACCTCCATGAACTCCGAGTCCTTGTAGTACACAGTAATGCTCGGNTTATGTTCACACCAGTAATCCTGATAGATCTTCCACAACCGTAGCTGTTCCATAGCACCCATCTCTGANGTGCATATAGCGCCCTCTGGAGCCTTCTGTACGAAGCTGAATACCTTTGTGTTAGGTGACATCACATCGTCCTCTACGGGCACACCAGCAGCCTCTAACACACGGCATAACGGATCGTCAGCAGAACCTCTTACTCGTCGAATGTACTGTGGCGAGAACCGTGGGTGAATTCCAGAAGCAGAATCAACAAGCTGACTGACAGTACCGCTGGGCTTAACAGCAGTAACAGCAGTAGAAGGATTAACCCCAAGCTTAGCAGCCCATTCTTTATTCGCCTGTATAGTTTCTTGGCGCAGTTCAGCAAGCCACTTCTTAAGTTGTTTAGCATCTCCATCGTCTCCTACAGTGTCACGTCCTGACAGTACAGGGTGATCCATAATACCTGTTAACGACACACCCAGCAGTGCTTCCTCCTCCGTGTTATCTTTCCACACCTTACGTAGGTAACGGAAGTCTGTCAGTGTCGCCTGAAGAGTTCCAAGGATAGCCGCAACTCGTACTTTTCGTTTGAGATCTTTGAGACTATCGGCTGGCCTAACAACAACTTCCGATAAGTTACAGAATTGATAAGGACGGAGGATAATTTCTGAGCAAGGGTTCGTCCCAAAGTCCCAGTCAGCATCTCTTCTGCCGTTTTTTGCAGCTTGCTTCTGACTTGCGACTCGGCTGAACATTCCTCGTTCTCCTGAGTACGACTCATACAGGCTCTTCCATTCGTTTAAGAAAGCAGGGAAGTCAGGCTTCTCTGTGTAACACGCCGAGTTNTTNGCTAGACCCCGTTGCGGGTTGTCCACCCACCACTGCCCTGTCTTAGCTCGTCGGATTCGATCATCGGTAAGATTACTGAGACTGATGAGTGCACTTCGCCTAACTCCTCCGACAACGACGATCTGCGCAATCTTACAGCAGATATCGTGACACTCGATGGAACTAAGCTTTCGTCCAGAAGCTGCTCGAAAGACTTCAACGGTGAAGCGGAACAAATCCTCAAGAGGTTCTGGGCCAGACGCTCTGCCGCCAAAGGTTCTGAGGGTTGCACCAGAAGGTCGTACTCTGCTTGTATCCCACTTTGGCACTTGACCTGTATAGAGCATGGCAATAAGCTCTCGGTATGCCTTTGCCCATCCAATTTTACTGTCCGCGACGTGTACAANACTCTCCGTGTCATGGAAATCCTCCGCTACTTCNGGTAGTTTAGATATGTACTGGCGTTCAACACTGAAGCCAACACCTGTGCCGCACATAAGTACGTACATCATTTCATCAAATGCTTTGGGGTGATCTATCGGNAGNTAGCTACAGTTAAANCCNGCTACNTTATCNCGATCCAGTGCTTCNCCTGCTGTCATCAACGCTCGCATCGANGGCATGACGTTNAGNGNTTCAATCTCTTTNGTTATCGTCTTTGCGTCTGTCTCGTCTAGCTTACCCTTGNCCACCCAGTAGTTAACGTAACGCGCTACTGTTTCGTCCCAGTTCTCACGGCGCTGTTCGTTAGGCAAGTACCTAGCATAGCGTGACTTGTGTATGTACTGTTGATATGCGTCCATTATCTTTCCTCTAATTGTTTAATGATCTTCTTGCGGTCGTCTTCGTTCATCCGTGACCACTGTGCTATCTCGTTGCGTGTTCTCTTGCAGCTAACACAGCGTTCGTTCACGAGCCTACACTGGCTAACACAAGGGGTTATCACTCACCGCCTCCTAGTATCCCTTCCATGATACTGTCCTTGCCCATTGATAGTAACATATAAGCACCGTCAGGGTAGTTAACGGTTGATGCTACAGCCAGTGCTGCGCCTTCAACAAACGTTACAACCACAGCCTGTATCTCAACTCCTTCTGCTTCTTCTTCTGCACAATGTTCAGCTAACAGTTGGAACATCTCAGAGGCTTTGCTCTCGTTCTCTGTTGGCTTACCGAAGTTACCCTCAACGACCTTCATTATTCCTTCCTCGCTTTCATCATGCAGTCTGCTTGATAATACGCAGCGTGAGCTATTCTGTCTTCTTCTTTGAATCCGTGAAAGTGAGTAAGAAGAATCTTCATAGCTGCCAAAGCAAACTGGTCGCGTATTGTCATAGGCTCTGAAGTGAAGACGACAGAATCTCCGTCTAGTTTAACATGGGTTGTCATAGGTTCTCCTCAATCAACCTGTCTAAGTACCAACGCGCCTTACGAAGATCCTCTACTGGTTTGTTCTTGTATTCGTGCCGCCAGATGTACTTCTCTACGTTGCCCTTGAGATACCCCTTGAACTGCGTAGGTTCCATTGATGCTTTGATAGCGTCGATGCACTCAATATCTCCTGTGTTGTAGTGCTCAGGCTGCTTAACGGGGTCGAACTTTGTAGGCTTGATAGGCTCTAGTCCTCCCTGTGTAGTCCAGTAACCTTTGCGGTTCTTATCCCACTCTTCTGGCGTAGCGTCATCTATTGAGCCTCGATAGGGTACGTTACGATCACACTTAGTAGTCATCTATCTCTTCCTCCAAGCCGTTAAACTTCTCCATGTTATCCTTTATTCGTTCAGCAAAAGCTATAACAATATCCTCTGAGTTTATTTCTAGTACTTCCAGTAACGTAATCTCGTCGATGTGGTTGCCGATAAGCTCTAGCATTTCGTCGAATGTCCTAGCCATACCGCCTCCGCAGATACGTCATGCTTATAGGCATCTCGTCAAACGCCCCGTCCTTTACTTCGTTAAACATCCAGAGTCCTGACCATGATCCATTCGTCTGTGGGTT